GAGGCTGGCAAGGAGCCGGCTTTCCTCCAGCGCGCGCCTGGCCTGCGCCGCGTGGTGACAGTTGGCACCGGCCCTATCCGTGGGCTATGGCAGTTAGGTTCCTACGGCTATGTCGTGTCGGGAAACACGCTCTACCGCGTTGATACGAACTGGAACGTCACGACCATCGGGACGGTTGCCAACACTGGCCCGGTGTCGATGGCCGACAACGGCACGCAGATCTTCATCGCCGCTAACGGACCCAGCTACATCTACAACACTCTGACGACCGTCTTCCAACAGATCACCGACATCGACTTCCCCGGCGCCGTGGCTGTTGCCTACCTTGACGGTTACTTCGTGTTCAACGAACCAAACAGCCAGAAGATCTGGATCACAAGCCTGCTGGAAGGCACACAGGTTGATCCGCTTGACTTCGCCAGCGCCGAGGGTTCGCCCGACGGCCTCGTCTCGTTGATCGTTAGCAACCGCGAGGTCTGGTTGTTCGGCACCAACTCGACCGAGGTCTGGTACAACGCCGGCACGGCTGACTTCCCGCTCCAGCGCATCCAGGGTGCCTTCAACGAGGTAGGCTGCGTTGCGGCCTTTTCCGTCGCCAAGATGGACAACAGCGTCTTCTGGCTGGGCGCCGACGCCCGCGGCCGAGGCATCGTCTACCGCACCAATGGCTACCAAGCCGTTCGCATCTCGACCCACGCCGTCGAGTGGCAAATCCAGCAGTACGGCAATCTGTCGGATGCGATTGCCTACACCTACCAGCAAGACGGCCACTCGTTTTATGTGCTGATCTTCCCGCAGGCCGACACCACCTGGGTCTACGACATCGCCACCGGCGCATGGCACGAGCGTGCAGGCTGGAATAACGGCAGCTACACCCGCCACCGCAGCAACTGCCAGATGGCGTTCAACAGCGAAGTCATCGTAGGCGATTACCAGAACGGCAAGCTCTATGCCTTTGACCTTGATGTCTACGCTGACGACGACGCGGTTCAGCGGTGGCTGCGATCCTGGCGCGCCCTGCCAACCGGCCAGAACAACCTAAAGCGCACGAGCCACTACAGCTTGCAACTGGACTGCGAAACGGGCGTAGGGCTTGACCAGCCGCCCAACGCAATCGACACCTATCTGTCGGAGGAGCTGGTTGGCGCGCTTCTCACCGAGTCTGGCGACCGCCTTCTGACCGAAAGCGGCGATGTGATTTACGCCACCTATTCGTCTCTGACCACCATGATACCAAGAGTTATGCTGCGGTGGTCGGACAATGGCGGCCACACTTGGTCAAACGAACACTGGAAGTCGATGGGCCAGATCGGCCGCTTTGGCTTCCGCACCATCTGGCGGCGCCTTGGCATGACACTAGAGATCCGCGACCGTGTGTACGAGGTATCCGGCACGGATCCCGTGAAGATCGCTATCATGGGCGCCGAGCTAGCGCTTCGGCCGACCAATGCCTAGCACCATTAACGTCACCAGCCTCCCCGCGCCCCGCGTATCCGTCATTGACCCCAATACAGGCTTGATGACGCGCGAGTGGTATCGCTTCTTCTTTAACCTGTTCATCTTGACGGGCAGCGGATCTAACACCGAAACCCTTCAAGATCTGCAAGTTGGCCCCCCGTCGGCTGACCCGTCTGTGTTTCTTACCGCGCTGCAAGACGCAGCCCTTAGCCCTCCCGGAAGCTACAGCGCCGATACCAATCTTGTGCTGTGGCAGGCCATTGACGGCCTTGCTGTTGCGCCACCGCCCGCCGACGAGGTGCCCGGCTGGAGCATCCCGCCGCGCGGCGTCACCGTGGGCGCGTCGCCCTTCACGTTCCAGAACACGACCGGCCGTTCGGTTGATCTGATCGTGACAGGCGGCACTGTGTCGGCCATTGCCTTCTCCCGAGACAACGTAACTTTCTATGGTGTTGGCTCGACCGCAGGGGTATTTTGGCTGTCGCCATACGACTATCTCCGTGTGACCTACACGGTCGCGCCCACAATCACCCTGGTGCCGAGGTAGCCCATGCCCGTCGTTATCTCGCTTTTCGCAGGTGTTGGGGCGCAGTTCTTCGATAACAACGGCGACCCTTTGTCGGGCGGCCTTGTCTACACCTACGCCGCTGGCACCACGACGCCACTGGCAACGTACACGTCGTCTGCTGGCACGGCCCCGCACACCAACCCAATCGTTCTCGACGCCGCTGGCCGCGTTAATGAGATTTGGCTCGACAGCGCCAGCACGTACAAGTTTTTGCTCCAGACTTCTCTCGGTATCACCATTGCCACCTACGATAATGTGTACGGGGCTATTACCGTTAACTCCCCCACGTTTACGGGCAATGTCACCATTACTGGAGATCTGAGCGTTGGGGACGACGTAACTGTTGCTGGCGATCTGGCGGTAACAGGCGACATAAGCGGCACTTGGAACGGCAACGTCATTTCCGTTGCCAAGGGCGGCACGGGGGCGTCTACCGCCGCGACTGCACGCACCAACCTCGGCGCCGCGGCGACCGGCGCTATCGGTTCGTCTGGTCTGACCATGAACACGGCGCGCCTGCTGGGCCGTTCGACGGCGGGCAGCGGCGCGGTAGAGGAGATTACGGTCGGTTCGGGGTTGTCCCTCTCTGCGGGCGAGCTGTCTGTGCCGCCTGCGTCGGTTGTTCAGCTCCGCGAGCAGCTTTTCACCTCCAGCAGCACTTGGACCGCGCCGGCTGGCGTCACTCGCGCCCAGATCATTGTGATTGGCGGCGGTGGCGGCGGCGCTGGCGCTAACACCACGGGCTGCGGTAATGACGGCGGCGCGGGCGGCGCAGGCGGGATGGGCGTCAACAACGTAGCCGTCACGCCAGGCACAACGTACACCGTTACCGTCGGCACCGGGGGCAGCGGTGGGGCCGCTAATGTCAACGGATCTACCGGCGGCACAACGTCGTTTGGCGCGCTGATCTCCGCCACAGGCGGCGGGGGCGGTCTTACAAACGGCACCCAAGGATCAGCTGGCGCGGCTTCTGGCAGCGCCGCCGCGTACTTCTACACCTCAAACGGGCGAGGGGCTGGGGGTGCTGGCGGCTTAATCCCCAGTGGCAGCGGTTCCACGGGCGTCGCGGGCGCCGCTTATGTTCAGTGGGTGGGAGCTTAAATCATGTACGCCCTTATCTCTCCTACCGAGAAAGTCGTCGATGTAACGGGCGCCGTTTTAGGCGACCGCGTAGCCGAGGTTGTTGTCACCGCGTTCTCGGTAGCCAGCCCTTTGTTTTGGGCTGAGTGCAGCAGCGACGTGGTGGCTGACCAGTTCTACTGGTTTAACGGCAGTTTCTTTCCTGTGCCGCCTCCGCCGCCGCCTCCGCCTGTTGTGCTGCCCGAAGGCGGCGGTCCGGCGGTTCTCTGATGTTGGAGACGAAGCCCTTCACACTTGGTAAGCTGACCGGGGCGATCTACGACTTCCCCAAGGCTGGCGACGTGCTGCCCATGCACACGCACAGCGAGACGGACGTACACATTAGCGTTGTGGCGGCGGGCTCTTTTTTGGCGCATGGAGCTGGCTGGCAGCGCGAAGTGAAGGCCGGCGACGTGCTAGATTGGCGCCCTCACGAGGCCCATGAGTTCATCGCCAACGAGGCCGGTTCTCGCCTCGTCAACATCGTGAAGGGGTAGGACATGGCTGTCTCCGTTGTAGTTCTGATCCCGGCCAAGACCGTCGAGAACACGCAGACGACGCAGTACACGGCGAACGGCGTGACGGCGATCATCGACAAGTTCACGGCGACCAACTACAGCGGCTCAGCGGCGACGATCAGCATCAACCTCGTCACGGCCGCAGGCGCCCCCGGCAACAACAACCTAATCGTCCGCACCAAGACGCTCCAGGCAAACGAGACGTACACATTCCCCGAGATCGTGGGCCAAGTGCTGTCGCCTGGCGCCTTCATTTCCACTATCGCCGGCACGGCCGCCGCGCTTAACATCCGCGCCAGCGGGCGCGAGGTAACGCAGTAATGCCGACGACGCTGGTGGACGACCGAAAGGCGGGGCTGGCCGTAGGCTATGCCGCGACTGATTGGTCTTCGCCGGTTGACTATGAGGCATACGAAGCCGCGCTGGAAGATTGGACGGTGAAGGCTATCGTTCGGGACGGCGAGCGCATTGGCGCCGCCTACTTTAAGGACGGAGAGGTCCACGTCTCCATCCTGCCGGAGTGGCGAAAAAAGTGGGCGACCAAAGGCGTGATCGCGCAACTTTTTGCGGATGAAGGCGCGTTTAGCCGTATCGCGCCGGGGCACGACTACATGTTTGATATCTTTCGGCGGTTAGGGTTTAACGTCTACGACGACGGTAGTGTCGGAAGGGCCGCATAATGGGTATCGAAACCGCCATTCTTGGCTCTGCCGCTCTTGGCGCGGGCGCGGGTCTTCTCGGCTCCAGCCGCGCCGCAAGCACGCAAGCCAGCGCCGCTCGCGCCGCCGCCGACGCGCAGACCGCCGCCGCTAATCGCGCCGCCGACGTTCAGCGTGAGATGTTTGAGCGCCAGGTGGAGCTGCAAGAGCCGTTCCGCCAGGGTGGTCTTACGGCCCAAAATCGAATGATGGCCTTGCTGGGTCTGGCTGGCGAACCGACGACCCCCGGCTACGGCCGCTACGCCCGCGACTTCAGCATGGCCGACTATGAGGCCGATCCCGGCTACGGCTTCCGCATGAGCGAGGGCATGAAGGCCCTGGAGCGGTCGGCGGCGGCCCGTGGCGGTCTGCTGTCGGGCTCCACCCTTAAGGGCGTCCAGCGGTTTGGGCAGGATCTGGCCTCGCAGGAGTACCAGAACGCCTTCAACCGCTACCAAGTCAACCGCGCGAACCAGCTCAACCCGCTCCAGAGCCTCATGGGTGCTGGCCAAACCAGCACGAATGTCCTGACGAATGCCGCAGGCGACGTCGGCCGCGGCGTGGGCGGAACGTACATGGGCGCTGGTGCTGCTCAGGCCGCTGGGCTAGCGGGTGCCGGTCAGGCTCGCGCCTCGGGCTACGTCGGCGCCACGAACGCCCTGACAGGCGCGCTGTCGCAGGCAGTGCCGAACTACATGATGTACCGCTACATGCAGCCCGGCGGCTTCGGCGGCGGCGGCGCAGCCAACGTCATGGAGGGGATCTTCTAAGATGGTCGATAACACCATCGCCTTGCAGGTCCGCCCCTTCCAGATGCCCAATGTCGGGGAGATCTACGGGCAGGCCCAGAACATCCAGATGAACCGGATGCGGATGGCCGAGGCGCAGGAAACGGCGCAGGAGCGCAACGCGCTTCGCGGTCTGATGGCCTCCGGCGTTGATCTGAACACGCCGGAGGGTCTCAGCCAGCTTCGCCGCGTCGCGCCGATGCTGGCGCCGCAGTACGAACAGGCGGCATCTCAGCGGGCGTACCAGACGGCGCAGGTCGGGCGTCTCAGGGCGCAAACCGAAGCCGACGCGCTCAAGGTGGGCCGCGACCTATTCGCTGCCGCCACAACCCCGGAACAGTACGGCGCCGCTCGGGCCTATGTGGCCGAACGGTTTCCGCAGTACGCCAGCTCCATTCCCGCGCAGTTCTCAGTCGAGAACGCTCGCCGGATTGCGGAAGGCGCCGAAGGGCTGCTGCGGCGGGTTAGCGCCGCTGCGGAACGCGCGCCTGACGAGTTTACGCGCATGTTGAGCCAAGCTGGTATTGCACCGGGCAGCCCGGAAGCGCAGGCGCTGGCGCGAGGGTACTTGGAGCGCCGCGGCACGCCGCCGTCTACGGTCGTCAACATGCCGCAGATCGGCTCCATCCCGCCAGGGTACGAAGTTGTCCGCGACGAGCAAGGCCGCGTGACCAGTATGCAGGCGATCCCCGGAAGCCCGGCCGCCGCCGAGGAAGCGCGGCGTGCCGAGACTACCCGCGTCCGCACCGAAGGTACGCAGCAGACGAGCGGCACCGTTATCCGCTCCATCGACCGCGCGGAAGAAATCATGCGGACGTCGGCGCTTCCGACGACGGGATTTTTTGCTGAGACGCTCGCCCAGCGCGGCGGGACGGGGGCGCGAGATCTTCGCGCGAACCTCGACACCATCCGCGCCAACATCGGCTTTGATCAGCTCAACCAGATGCGTCAGGCCAGCCCGACCGGCGGCGCGCTGGGCAGCGTCTCCAACCAGGAAATTAACTACTTGCAGGCGGTGCTGGGCAGCGTTGATCAATCGCAGAGTGCCGGCGAGTTGCAGCGTAATCTTCGTCATCTGCGCGAGGCATACGAGGAGATCGTTCACTTCGGCCTTGGCAACCGCCCGCCGGTTCAGATCCCCGGACCCGGAGGCCACGGCACCGCAGAGCCGCCGCGCGGTGGGCCTGCGTCGGCTACGCCTCGCGGCGGCGCACCCGCAGAACGCCCTGGCGAAATCCGAACGCCGAGTGGTCTTATCATCCGGCCGATCCAGTAGGAGCGCGCCATGCGGTACGAAGTCACGGCGCCTGACGGACGTCGGTTTGAAGTCGAGGCGCCGGAAGGCGTATCGCCGGACGTACTCACCCGCGAAGTAGAAGCGGCGTTCCGCTCTATGCCCAGCCCGCAACCGCAACAGCGCGCGGCGGCGCAGCCCATCGGCGTTGGCGAGCGGATGGCCTACGGCGCTGGCGACGTCGCCCGTGGCGTTGAGCAGCTTGCGGCCGAACGGATGCGCCCGCCGGAGCAGACGGCGATTGGCCGTATGCTTCTGCGGAACCCCAACATTCGGGCCGTCATGGAGGCGGGCGTTGCTGAAGTGCCCCTGCCGACCGCAGAAGGCGCCCGTGCTGCTGTACGCGCGCGGGAGGAGGAGTACCAGGCCCGCCGCGCCGCAAGTGGTGACACGGGCTTTGACCTTGCACGCATGGCGGGCGGTATCGTCCCCGCCGCCGTAGCCACCGCAGCTTTCCGCGCGCCCGTCACGCTGCCCGGCGCAGTCGGTCAGGGTGCGGCGCTGGGTGCGGCGCAGGGTGCGGCTATGCCTGCGTTGGGCGAACCGGAGACGCCGGAGCGCACCCGCGCGGCTTTGAGCGGCGCTTTGTTCGGCGGCATTGGTGGTGGGGTTGGTCAGGCCGTGGGCCGCGCCATCGCGCCGCGTGTGGATCCGAACGTGCGGGCGCTGCGGGAAGCGGGCGTCGAGTTGACGCCTGGCCAAGCGTTTGGTGGTGCGCTGCGGTCGTCGGAAGAACGGCTGGCTGGCGCTCCGATCATCGGCGGGGCTATTCAGCGCGCCCAGGAGCGCGGCGTTGAGTCATTCAGCACCGCCGTGGCGAACCGCGTGCTGGCTCCGCTCAACGCGCAAGTGCCCGCAGAGGTTAAGACCGGGCGGGATCTTGTGTCGCATGTGGCCACCACCGTCAGCGACGCCTACAAAAACCTTGCCAAGAACGTCACTCCGTTCGGTCTGGATCGCCAGTTCGCCACCGACGTGACCAACGTCGCGCAGCGGTTCCTTACCCCCGACATGGAACAGGTTCTCGCGCGGTCGCTTCAGCGAGACGTTCTCAGCCGACTACAGCAGGGCGGCCGCATAGACGGCGACACCTACCTCAACATCGTGGAGTCGCTTGGTCGGAACGCCCGAGAGTACCTTGGGTCTTCGGTGGTGAAAGAACGTGAGCTGGGCCGCGCTTTTGCGGCTATGCGGGACTCGTTTGACGACCTGCTGTCTCGGACGAACCCGACGCTGACCGATCAAGTCTCGGCGGCGCGGCAGGCGTACCGCGGGCTTATCCCGCTGGACCGCGCGGCGCGTTCCGCTGAAGGCGGCGTCTTCACACCCGCGCAGTTTGCGGCGGCCGTCCGCGACGCGGACACCAGCGCCCGCGGCGCCGCCTTTGCCCGTGGCCAAGCCTACATGCAGGATCTGGCCGATGCAGGTGTGCTGGCGATGACGCCCTCGCCGGGGGCTGCTGGGCTGGCGGATAAGCTGGCCATGGGCGCCGCAGGCGGCGCCGCCGCTAGTGGGATGCTTCCATTGGAGCCGCTCATCGCTGCGGCCTTGGCCAGCGGCGCGGCCTATTCGCGGCCGTTTTCCAACGCGCTGGTGTCGGCGCTGACCGCCCAGCGCCCCGCCGTCATCCGTGAGTTCGGAGATCTTGTTGCGCGGTCTGGCGCGCCTGTCAGTGTTCCGTTGAACATGATGCAGTCGATGCCGCCTCCGCAGAACGCCATGGCTCGCTAAGGGTTGCCACCGATGACGCAAGACCTTTTGAACATTGTCATCGGCGTGGCCGGGGCGGCGATGGGCTGGATGCTAAAGGTCGTGTGGGACTCGATCCGCCTGCTACAAGACGACATGAAAGACCTGGAGCGGGCGCTGCATACGCAGTACGTCAGCAAGGACGACTACCGATCCGACATCCAGGAGATTAAGGAGATGGTGAAGGCCATCTTCGACCGTTTGGACCGCAAAGCAGACAAGTAGGAGAACGCTATGGGTATGGACATCTGGCTGGGTCTGGCCCGGCACATTCTGACCGCGCTGGGCGGCGTCTTCGTCGCCCGCGGATACATCGACGCCAGCTCGGCCGACGCCGTGGTTGGCGCGGCCATCACCCTTGGTGGCGTGGCGTGGTCTGTAGCCGACAAGAAGATGCGATGATCTCTGCGAAGCTGATGCAGGGTCTGAACTGGTCAGATCCTGCTGAGTGGGCAGGGGCGTTGAGTGGCCCCTGCCGCCGCTTTGAGATCAACACGTCGAAGCGGGTGGCGATGTTCCTCGCCAACACCGGCCATGAGACGGCTGGCGGGCGGCGCCTGCGCGAAAATCTTAACTACCGCCCCGAAGCCCTGGTGAAACAATGGCCCCGATATTTTTCGCCTGAGTACGCCGCCGAGGTGGGCCGCACCGACAAGCAGGCCGCCGACCAGAAGGCGATTGCCGAGGCGGCCTATAACGGGCGCATGGGGAACAAAAACCTAGGCGACGGTTGGCGCTTCATCGGCCGCGGTCTGATGCAGACCACGGGCCGGTATAACTACGAGCGCCTAGCCGAGATCGTAAACATGCCGGTGGATGATCTGCCCGAGTGGCTGGAGACGCGCGAAGGCGCGGCCGAAAGCGCCGCGATCTTCTGGCACGCCAACAACTGCAACGACCTGGCTGACGCAGACGCCGTTGACCGCTGCCGCCAGCGGATCAACGGCGGCCTCATCGGGATCGACGACGTGCGCGCCCGCTACGCTACTGCGCTCGGGCTTCTGACGTAGCTGCGTTCAAGATCTCGCGCCGCTCGCGGAGGTTCCGCAGAACGGTGAACCGCTGGTGCATACGGATCAGAAGGGTGGGGCGCCGCTCACCCTTCAGTTCGTCCTGGATCATCTTCTCCAGCTCGTCTTCGCGCAGGCTACCCAATCGGGCGTTTAGCGCCCGCCAGTTAAGGCTCACGTCGGTGTTCCCTTCAGTTCATCCAAGGCAATGTCTGACACCGCCCGCTTGTCATACAGCGCGGCCCAGATACGCTCGTCAATAGTCTTGTTACTTAGTAACACGTAGACCCAGACCGGCTTGGTCTGGCCGCCGCGGTGCAGCCGCCCGACCGTCTGCTCGTACAGTTCCAGCGACCAGGGCAGCGAGACGAACACCATCTTGTTGCCGCCGTGCTGGAGGTTCAGCCCGTGCCCGGCCGACTTCGGGTGGATCAGCAGCAGCTCGATCTTGCCGGCGTTCCATCGGGCGATGGCGTCAGGGTGGTCGAGCGTCGCCGCGTTGGGGTAGCGGCGCAGCAGTTCGGCCAGCTCCTCGCGGTAGTTGTACACCACGATGGTGTTGTCCCGCTGGTTCTCGGTCAGGATGTCGTCCAGCAGGTCGAACTTGTGCGGCGAGAACCAGATCGCCTGCTGCTCTACCGCAAACTTACCGGCCGTTTCTTGCGCTAGGGTCCGGCTATTGTAAACGAACCCGCTGGCCATCTGTTGCAGCTTGGTCGTGACAGCCGCCGCCGACAGCGCCGTGATCTGCTGGCCGCTCAGTTCGACGAGGTAGTCCTTCTTCATCTTCTCGTAGGGCGCCCGGTCAGCCAAGTCGCAACGCATCTCGGTCGTGTGCAGCGGCGGCAGGCGGTCCTTGTACTCGCCAGGCTCCAGGACATAAGTGTCCGATCGGATGGCGTCCATCACGGCCCCAAGTGCGCCTTTGCGCGGCATCCATTCGCCGTACTCACGGTTGAGGCAGACGAAGTACTTCTGGAGAAAGGCGCCCTTCGACCGGCCCAGCAGCTTCTGGTCCACGATCTTGCATTGGCCGAAGACGTCCTCCAGGCCGTTTGACGTGAAGGATCCGGTCAGGCCCCAGCGCACGTTGAACGGCTCAATGTTCTTCTCCAGCGCCTTGAACCGCTTCCCCGACGGGTTCTTCAGCCGGGTCAGCTCGTCGAAGACAATGCCGTCAAAGCTGCTGAGATCCGGCGGCGCGGTCTGAAGGTTGTCGTAGTTGGTGACGACCACCTTGGCGTCCGACGCGAACGCCGCAGCCCGCTGGCGGGGCGTGCCGACGGCGACGGCCATCGACAGCCCCGGCGCCCACTTCGGCCCCTCGACCGGCCAGACGTCGGTGCAGACGCGCTTCGGCGCCAGCACCAGCCACCGCCTGACGTGGCCGTCGGTCACCATCGCCGCCATGGCCGTCAGGGTGATCGCCGTCTTGCCGGCTCCCACGGGCGCCAGGATCATCCCCCGGTCATGCGCGTAAAGGAAGTCGGCCGCATCATCCTGGTAGGGGCGGAGCTTAACCACACTTCCGCTCCCACCGGATGCGCGCGACGCCGCCAGACCCGATGTCCTCACGCGGTCGGCTGGGCGCGGTCCAGCCCGCGCGCGGCGCCAGTTCCTGTACCGGCGTCCACCCGGCCCCGCGCAGGGACGCGCCCGTCTCGCCGTGCTGGGTGTACGTCACGCACTTCTCGTACCCCATAGCCGACGCGACCCGCACAATCGCGCCGTACAGCATCGAGTTGGCGTTCCTGGTGCCGTCCGTGCAGGTCCGCGTGACCTCCAAGGTCAGGCCGTCGTCCAACATGCGCGCCACCGGGCGGCTGGCCACACCCACGCCCACAAGGCGCATCTGGTCGTCGTACAGGCCCACGGAAAACTTATGCCCGATTGGCGGGCGGTTGTGCCGGTGGTGCGCCTTCACGAACTCCTGCGCGAGCTTGAGCGTCACAGGCCGTATCTTGAGCCCAGGCATCCACCTGCTCCTTCGTCCAGAGGCAGGCGTACCGCTGCCCCATGCGTTCCATCTCCTGCGCGAACAGCTTCTGGAGCGGCTCTAGCCGGCCGCTCTTCGTCTTCAGCTCGACGAACCAAGTCTGGCCGCTAGGCAGGCAGACGATCCGGTCGGCCACGCCGCGGTGGGTGACCGACCGAAACTTGTAGGCGACGCCGCCCAGCCGGGTGACATGCCAGACCAGATGGCGTTCAATCTCGCTCTCGCGCATGCCTGACGGATAGCACCACAGAACCTCTTGCGCAACAGGATGTGTTGTCGTATGGTGCGGGCAAGCGAGGTTCAGTAGAGGGCGAGATGGCAGCACACTCCAACATCGTCGGCGGCTCGACCGCCAAGCGGGTCATCGCTTGCCCTGGGTCGGTCAAGCTGGTCCAGCAGATGCCGCCCCGCCCTTCCTCCCGCTACGCCGACGAGGGCACCCTCTGCCACACGATCATGGAGGCGGTGCTGACGCAGGACTGCCAGCCCGAGGAGTTTATCGGTCGTACACTCGGCAACGTCACCGTCACGCAGGAGCTAATTGAGACGAAGATCCGCCCGGCCATGGCGGCGCTGGGCGAGATCGACCCGAACTACGACATGACCTACGAGTGCGAGGCCATCGTCGGTTTCGGTGACGCGCTTCCGGGCGTCTTCGGCTCGGCCGATCTGGTCGGCCGCATTGGCGACACGGCCATTGTGCTGGACTGGAAGTTTGGGGACGGCGTGGACGTCGCCGTTGAGGAGAACCCGCAGGCGATGTTTTACGCCGCCGCGGCGATGCGGACGCCGAAAGTCGCCTGGGCCTTCAAGGGCGCCACCAGCATTGAGTGCATCATCGTCCAGCCGACAGCGGCCGTGCCGGTGAAGTGCTGGCGTACGACGCCCGACCGCATCCGCGACTTTGAACGGCAGTTGTTCGCCGCCGTGAAGGAGGCGCTGGGGCCGGATCCGTCCATGCAGACGGGCGACCATTGCCGCTGGTGCGCCGCCAAGCCGGTTTGCCCGCTGCTGACCGGCGCTGTGGACCGGGCGCTGAAGACCAGCCTCCAGAACATCGACGCCACCCGGCTGGGCAAGGTGCTGGAACACGCGCCCATGATCGAGGAGTACCTTGCAAGCGCGCGGGCGCTGGCAGAACAGATGTTGGCGGAGGGTGTCCCCGTGCCCGGCTTCAAGCTGGTGCCGAAGCGCGCGATCCGCCAATGGGTGAACGACGACGAGGCAAAGGCGGCGCTGTCGCGCCTCGGCCTCGACGAAACGGAATTGACGGTGACGAAGCTGGTCAGCCCGGCGCAGGCCGAGAAGGCGCTGAAGAAGCGCAAGATCGAACTGCCGCGCGAACTGGCCGTCGCCGTCTCCTCAGGCACCACGCTGGCCCCGGAGAGCGATCCCCGGCCAGCGGCGTTGCAGATCGGCCGTCAGTTGGCGGCTGCTCTTGGTAAGATCGTCTAAACGCGAAAGGACAGTACAATGAACGAAGTCACGAAGTTCGGTAACGCCAACCTGCCGTCCGTGCAGTCGCTCTCGCAGTCCCTGCGGGCGCTCAACACGGGCACGACGCTCGGCAACACCGTCATCCTCAAGATGGACAAGACCGGCCACTGGGTCTTCGGCGCCGACCAGACTGAGGTCGAGGCCGACAGCCTGTGGGCCATCAACCCGTTCAGCTTCACCCACGGCTACATCGCCTGGGGTGACGGCGAAGTGCTGGGAGAGAAGATGGTGTCGGTGCAGCAGCCGCTGCCCGAGCTGGAGCCGGCGCCGCCGCAGTCGAAGCGCGGCTGGGAGCCGCAGGTCGGCATGTCGCTGAAGTGCATCAACGGCGAAGACAAGGACATGGAAGCCCGCTTCTCGACGACCTCGATCGGCGGCAGGCGCGCCGTGCAGGTGCTGGCGCTCGCCATCGCCACGCAGGTGGAGAAGGACCAGTCCAAGCCGGTGCCGGTGGTGCGGCTGAAGAAGGAACACTACACCCACAAGAGCTACGGCCGTATCTACACGCCGGTGTTCGAGGTGGTGGAGTGGGTCAGCCTCGACGGCCCTGACGCGGAGGTGGCCGAGGAGGCAGCCGCCGAGGAGCCGGCGCCGGAGGCGGGCCGCCGTCGTCGTCGCTCGGCCTGAGAAGGATCGGCCCCTGGCGCAAGCTGGGGGCCGTTTTACGGAGGTGCAGTCATGAAGCACGTCGTGGGCTTGAGCGGCGGTAAGGACTCTACGGCCTTGGCGCTACGGCTGGCCGAGATAGAACCGCGAGACTACGAGTACATCTGCAACGAGACGGGCAACGAACTGCCCGCGATGCAGGACCACTGGAAGAAGCTGGAAGACCTGCTGGGGAAGCCGATCCTTCGGGTCCGCTACACGAAGGATCTGGAGGGATCCATCCGCCAGATGAACATGCTGCCCAGCGTGTTCGCGCGGTGGTGTACCCGCGTGCTGAAGATCCAGCCGACCATCGCCTATATGGAGAAGCTGCCGCCCGGTTCCGTTCTGTACGTCGGCCTCCGCGCCGACGAGGAGGAGCGGAAGGGGCTGTTCGGCGAGGACATCACCATCCGCTTCCCCATGCGGGAGTGGGGCTGGAAAGAAGCCGACGTGTGGGCCTACCTCGACAAGCGCGGCGTCTGCATCCCGAAGCGGACGGACTGCGCTTGGTGCCCGTACCAGCGCCTCGGTGAGTGGCGCGACTTGTACGAGAACTACCCCGACCTGTGGGCGCAGGGCGCCGCGCTGGAGAAGGAGATGGGTGCGACGTTCCGCAGCCCCGGCCGCGACACTTGGCCAGCAGACATGGAAGCCCTTGGCCGTGAGTTTGCCAGCGGCCGTAAGCTGCGCGCGTTCAAGCGAGGCGAAACCTGCCGCGTCTGCTCGCTATGATCCTATGGCTCGATTTCGAGACGCGCAGCCGCTGCGACCTGACGAGCGCGGGCGCGTACAACTACGCTCAGGATGCCAGCACCGAGGTGCTGTGCATGTCCTACGCCTTCGGTGACGAGGAGGTCACGACTTGGCTACCCGGCCAGCCCTTCCCCGACCGGGTGGCGCACCATCGGGGCCAGATTAGGGCACATAATTCCGCGTTCGAAAGACTTATTTTCTGGTACGTCCTGGCCCCCGACCAAGGCTTCCGCGAGCCCGCGCTGGAGCAGTTCTACTGCACCGCCGCCCAGGCCCGCGCCAACTGCGGCCCCGGCAGCCTGGAGGACGTGGGCCGCTTCGCTGGCGCGTCCATGAAGAAGGACCACCGCGGCGCCCAACTGATCCGCGCGCTGTCGATCCCCCGCCCCGACGGCACCTTCCGCGAGGACGCGGCGCTCCTGGCCGAGATGGTCAGCTACTGCGAAACCGATGTCCGTGCGATGCGCGCCGTCAGCAAGGCGATGCGCGACCTGTCCGACGAGGAGCTGCTGGACTACCACGTCAACGAGCGCATTAACGACCGGGGCGTCCTGGTGGACACGGCGCTCTGCCAGGCCGCCGTGCGCTACGCTGGCGAGGAACTGGTCGAGATCGAGCAGACCGTCCGCGAGGTGACGGGCGGCGCCATCACCAGCGTCCGCAGCCCCAAGATGCGGGCGTGGGTCGAACACCGGGTCGGGCCGCAGGCCCGCAAGCTGATGGTCGTCCACAAGGACGGCGAGGCCAAGGTATCCATCGACAAGAACGTCCGCGCGAACCTGCTGGTCCTGGCCGCCGAGAACCCGGAGGAGGTGCCGCCCGACGTGGCCAAGGTCATCCAATGCGCGGACGATCTCTGGGCCTCCAGCGTGGCGAAGTTCAACCGGCTGGCCGAATTGGCCGACCCCGAGGACCAGCGGGTGCGCGGCGCCTTCGTCTTCGCTGGCGGGGCCGCGACCGGCCGCGCGTCCAGCTACGGCGCCCAGGTCCACAACTTCCCCCGCAAGTGCGCCGCCGCGCCGGATGACGTCCGCCAGGCTATGGTGCGGGGGCACCAGATCGTCCCGGCTTACGGCAAGCGGGTGACGGACGTGCTGAAGGGGATGCTGCGCCCGGCGCTGCTGCCCGCCCCCGGCAAGGTTCTGATCGCCGCCGACTGGTCGGCCATCGAGGCGCGGGTGAACCCCTGGCTGTCGAAGACGAACAGCGGCGCCGAGAAGCTGGGGATCTTCGAACGCGGCGAGGACGTCTACAAGGTCAACGCCGCCGCGACCTTCCGCACCACCGTCGAAAACGTGACGGAGGACCAGCGCCAAGTCGGCAAGGTGCAAGAACTTGCGTGTGGTTTCGCCGGGGGCGTCGGCGCCTTCGCCGCGATGGGCCGCATCTACGGCATCAACCTGCCCGAGAGCGAGGCCAAGAAGATGGTGGATGCGTGGCGCCGGGCGAACTCCTGGGCCGTCCCCTTCTGGCAGGGGCTGGAGGAAGCGTACACGCGGGCGATGCGGAACCGCGGGCATGAATTCACCGCCGGGCGGATAACCTATTTGTTCGACGGCCAGCACCTTTGGTATGCTCTGCCTTCCGGCCGCGTCCTCCGTTATCCCTTCGCGCGGCTTGAGCCCGAGGGCGTCACCTATGCGAAAGCCTCCTGGAAGCCCGCCGCGGACGCGAAAGAGTGGCCCCGCGCGCGGCTCTGGAAGGGGCTCGCGTGCGAGAACGTGACCCAGGCCACCGCGCATGATTTGCTACGCCATGCCCTGCGCCAGCTAGAGGCCGAGGGTCACGACGTCGTGCTGCACGTCCATGACGAGGTGGTGGTCGAGACGAACGACCCGGAGGCGGCGCAGGCCGCCATGCAGCGCATCATGTGTTCACCACCAGCCTGGGCGGCAGGGATACCGCTCAACATCGAGGCTGCGGTGATGACACGCTACGGTAAATAGGGGAGAGAGTGATGGACTTCGTAGAGTTCCTGCAAGGGCTCGCGCCCAAGGGTGAGACGCTGCTGGTGGTGCGGCAGAAGGCGGTCATGCGGGATGGCCAGCAGGCGCTGCACGCCGACGGCACGCCGAAGTACACCTGGCCTGCCTTCATGCCGTCCAAGCGGCGGAACGACGGCGCGTGGTATGGCAACACCGGCTCCTTCATCATCGACCGCTTCAAGGACGGCCAGCCGTCCGCATCCGCCGGCAACTGCGAATACGTGCTGGTGATGATGCTGGACGACGTGGGCACCAAGGCGAAGACGCCGCCCCTGCCGCCGACATGGATCATGCAGTCGAGCGAGGACTCGTTCCAGTGGGGCTACGCCTTCGCGGAGCAGCCGACCAAGGGCGAGTTCACCGCGGCCATGACGGCCATCGCAGAGGCCGGCTACACAGACCCTGGTGCGGTCAACGCCGTCCGCAACTTCCGACTGCCTGGGTCGGTCAACGTCAAGCCTGGCCGCGACGGCTTCAAGGCGCGGTTGGTCGAGTTCCACCCCAAACGCGAATTCACCCTGCCGCAGATCTGCGAGGCGCTGGGCGTCACGCCAGCGCCCGCTGACACGGCCTCCCAGAGCGTCTTCCGCCTGCGTGACACGGGCAAGGACGCGGTGCTGGAGTGGCTGAACGAGCAGGGCCTCGTCCTGTCAGCGCCCAACCAAGAGGGCTGGCTGGGCGTCGTCTGCCCGAACGCGGCCGAACACACGACCGGCCAGAACGAGGCCCGCTACAATCCGATCAACCGCGCCTTCTGCTGCTATCACGGCCACTGCGAGCATCTGGACAGCAAGGCGTTCTTGCAGTGGGTCTGCGACCAGGGCGGCCCGCGCGCTAACCACGGCCTGCGGGACGAACTGCTGGCGGAGCAGATGGCCCGCACCCTCGACAAGCTGACGCCGACGGAGAACTTCCCCGACCGCGCCGCCGAGATCATCGCAGAGGTGGACCGCAAGGAGCTGGGTCGGGTCGAGAAGGCGGGCTGGTACGAGCGGTTCGCTTACGTCCTCTCGGATGACTGCTATTTCGACTTGGAGGACCGGCGGGAGATCAGCCGGAACGCCTTCAACGCGCTGTTCCGCCACATCCCTTGCCGGTCCATCCACAGCGGCAAGAAGATCGAGGCGTCCACCTGCTACGACGAGAACCGCCAAGCGATGGGCGCCCGCGTCCTGGTGGGCGTGACCTACGCCGCTGGCGAGAGCGTGCTGGTGTCGCGCAACGCTGAGGTCTACGGCAACCGCTGGGTCAACGCCCGTCCCGACGTGTCGAAGTCGCCTGGCGGCGACGTGACGCGCTGGCTCGACCATTGCCGCCGGCTAGTGCCGGATCCGCGCGACCTTGATCACATCTGGGACGTGATGGCGTTCAAGGTCCAGAACCCGCGCGTGAAGGTGAACCACGCGATCCTCCACGGCGGCCACGGCGGCAGCGGCAAGGATACGATGTGGGCGCCCTTCATGTGGGCGGTCTGCGGCCCGACGCTGGTGAACCGTGGCCTCATCGACGGCGACACAATCAACAGCCAGTGGGGCTACGCGCTGGAGAGCGAGGTTATCCTTCTGAACGAACTGAAGGAACCGGAGGCGCGGGAGCGTCGGGCGCTGGCGAACCGGCTGAAGCCGATCATCGCCGCCCCGCCGGAATACCTGGTGGTGAACCGCAAGGGCCTGCACCCTTACGACACGCTGAACCGGGCGTTCGTCCTGGCGTTCTCCAACGACATGATCCCGCTCACGCTGTCGAGCGATGACCGGCGCTGGTTTGTGATCTGGTCCACGGCGACCCGCATGGATCCGAAGGAAGCGTTGGAGATGTGGCGCTGGTACAAGGACGAAGGCGGCTTCGCGGCCATCGCCCGCTGGCTCTACGCCCGCGACGTGTCGGCGTTCAATCCTGGCGCGGCGCCGCCCATGACGGACGTCAAGGCGTCGCTGGTCGAGCATAGTATGAGCATGGCTGAAAGCGTGATCGTCGAGTTGGTGCGGAGCCGCCAAGGTGAGTTCGCCCGCGGCGTGATCGGTGGGCCGTTTCAGGCGGTCTGTGATCGTCTCCAGGCGCTGATGCCGTCGGGTGCGAAGGTGCCGCCCGCGGCGCTGCTGCACGCGATCCAAGAAGCCGGCTGGGTCGATATGGGCCGGCTCTACTCGACGGATTACCTGACGAAGAAGCATGTCTTCGCTGCGCCGGAGATGGCGTCGTCCTATACGAAAAGCGACCTTCGGCGCATGATCGAGCAGGGCTCTGCGCCGAAGGTCGTGGAGCTGAAAGCCGTCAAGTGAGAATTATGTGGACAACTCGAAAACAGGAGATGTAAATTAAATCAACGGTTTGGAGTGTCTTTTTTGAGGCTATCCAATGACGTTGCGGTTACGGAGAGGGCCTAAGTGTCATGCCGATCCCTCTCCCGCCGGACGAAACGCTTGCCGCCGTCCATGAGTCCGTCAGGTTGTTTGGCCTGTCAGGGACCGCGCGTCGGTTCAACATACCTGAAAGCACCGTCCGGCATCGTTACCTAGCCGCCGTCCGCAAGCTGTCGTTGCCGGACGTCATAGCCCGCGCGGCGCCGTCTCTTGGCGAGGCGGCGAGCGAGATGGAGACGGTGTGGGGCGTCGAAAACGGCATCTTTGTCGCCTTTGGGGACTGCCATTGGACGAACTCCTCGCAGCCGCGCAGCGTTGCCCATGAGGCCCTGTTGCGGGCCATCCCTCGCATCAAGCCCGACTTCTTACTCTGCACAGGCGACGCGCTCGACTTAGGCGAGATAAGCCGCCATGACCCGGTGGGATGGACGCCGGCGGGCCGCGTGAAGGACACGCTGGCGGCGGGTCGGATGCACTTCGGAGAATTGGCGGACGCAGCGCCGAAGGCCAAGAAGTTCTGGTGCATCGGCAACCATGACGAGCGATACGACAACTATCTAGCCAAGAACGCCGCCGCCTTTGAGGGCGAGGAAGGCATGAGCCTGGCCGACAAGTTTCCTGACTGGCGCATGGCCTGGCGGTTCAACTTCGGCGCGTTCTTCACTTTGCACCGTTGGCACAATGGCGAACACGCGGCCTACAACAACACCCTGAAATCGTCCTCCAGCATGGTGACGGGCGACACGCACAAGCTCCGCGTCACGGCGCGGGAGAACTTGAGGGGCCGCGAGTACGGCGTTGAGGCGGGCATGTTGGCAGATCCGAATTGGCCCTGCTTCAACTACCTGCGCGGTAAGCCAACCGCCTGGACGCAAGGCTGGGTAGTGCTGAACGTCCGCAATGGGCGGCTCCTCCAGCCGGAGACGTGCGAGGTGCTGGACGGAATAGCGTACTTCCGCGGCGAGGCCCTGGCGGGCAAGCCGCGAGTGCGAGTGCAGGCAGGGAAGGGGTAGCCGATGGGCCGGAACACCAAGGGGCCGATGGCCCTATCGCCGCTGGTCGCGCTGGCGGAGCAAGTGAACTCTGAGAACGTGCAGCACGCGGTTCTGATCCTGCGAGCTGGCGACGGGACGCGGGAGATCTGGCCGCTGAACAGCAGCGACCCCGACATTCTGGCGGGCCTAATGGCGTGGGCGATCACGACCATCACCACAGACCCGCCAGAAGACGAGGAAAATTAAGCCGCGCTGGCGGCGATCTGCAACAGGACGTCCCGGAACTCCGGCGGCGTTGCGTTGCGGATCGCCGTTTTATGCTTGCCGCCCACCATCGCCAACATCCCGATGCGGCGGGCCTTCTCGTAGCCGTAGCGTGCCAGGGCAACCGGGTGGATGCGCTGGCCGCAAGATCCCCACCGAAGATCTGGCCGGTCGGTCTTGCAGACGTAGAGCCATGTCGCCTTGCGGGAGGCGTGGCCGTAGTGGCCCTGCTCGACGCAGCAGGTCCAGCCGCCCTGGTCGTCGGCCTGCACCCAACCACCGGAGCGCGGCGGCTTGGTCAGACCGAAGGCGGCCCATGCGTGGCTGTCGGCGGGATGCTCCAGCACGCCGCCCCACTGGCGCACGGAGGCCAGCGCCGCCGCGAAACAGCCGCCGTCGTCGCCCATCTTGAACTGGTGCGGCTTGCGCGTGGAACCGTGCCAGAAGCGCCCCCACCGCTGGCAGGGTGGGTGCGCCACGACAGGCCAGGGGCCGGCGTAGGTGCGGGCGTCCCGCGCCTCGTCCCAAGGGTCAACGTGCGGCAGGCCGACATAGGCGCCGGCAGGCTCGACGTAGAGGGCGGCGATCATAGGCGGCGGCCCAGCGTCGCGTTGGCCTGGATCCGGACGTCGCGGTTGCACCAAGTCCAACACGCGCCGTCCTCATCCTGGAAGCAGACCCACATCAGATCAGCCTCCGGGCCGTAGTCGATCACCAGATGCGCCCACGCCTTCCCTTTAGGCGTGAGCAGCGGCAGGGGTGGGTTGAGCTGCGTCAGCATCAGCGCCAATTTTCTCCTCGCGCTATTCGACTAACTTGCGTTTGGGATAGCCCAAACTGTCGGCCCAACGCAGCGCCACCGTAAAAACGTCGGCCGTTAGCAGACAGGAACGCCGAACGGATAGCTTGCGCTTGTTCTGGCGTCGCTTTGGCTGAAGGATTGGAGTCTTTTGGCAAACTAACGCGGCGATTTTTTGCGCCCATGTCTTTAATATTGTCGGCTTGCGTACCTAGAAAAAGATGTTCGGGGTTAACGCAAGAGGGATTATCGCAGCGATGGCAAACACACATTCCGGCGGGTATGACGCCGCACTCTCCTTGGTATACGACGCGGTGAGCCAGCGCCGTTCTACTTTTTCGCCCGGCGCCAACGACGCCGTAGCCAAAACGGGTCGTATAGCCTTCGAACAACCAACAGCCGCTATTTGGTTCGGGTATGCTTCGCGCCAGAACTCTCGCCGAAAGCCGTTTCGCACCATCCTGCATTAGCTGTCCTCCAAAGCAGCGCGCAAAGGTATTAGTCCCCGCCACGGTATTCCAGCCCGGTGACAGCGGCGGTTTCGATGACAGCGGTGGCCTCCTGCGCCCGCCGCCGGCGGATCTCGTGGTCGGCGGCAGCCTTAACGGCGTCCTCTAAGCGGTTCAGCGCCGCCATCACGAAATCGCTGGCGTCGTCGGTCTTGGCTGTTATGGAGACGTCGCCGCAATCCATGAGGCCTCGGAGCGTCTTCAGCAGATCAACGCTGGTGGATAACAGTTGCGCCAAGCTATCGCGCAACCATTCGGCGTCTTCCGCCGGCATTACTTCGAAAACGCCTTCCATTTGCTGCGACGGCATGGGCTTGTCACCTTCCATGGTTCGAAACCTCCGGGCCTTTGGGCATCGCGGCCCAGTAAAGCCATAACTTGATTTGCATGGGGAAAGGGGCGTGGACGACGTCCACGCCATCGCGGGTGCCGGGGCGCACCAGCACGCCATCCGACACCAGCACCTGACGGTTCTCGGGCATCGTCTCGATGGGGTTCCAGACGAGGTAGTACTCCCGCGCGGTTATGATGCGGCGCAGCCGCTCAATTTCAGCAGCCGCCTCATCATCAAGGGCAGTTGTGCCAGGGGCGCGCAACCGTTCCACGATATCGCTCATGTCTTCAAGATCTCCATCGCCGATCGCACCAGCGTCTCAGCCAGGCGCAGCGCCTGCATGGGCGTCAGCTCGGCCACGCGGTCGTCCTTACTATCAACGCCGTGCAGGACGAGCTGCACCCGCTCGGGGTGGGCGTAGGCGAAGGCTTCGCGCACAGGCCCTAGCACGCGGTCGCTCATGGCTTGGCCTCCCGGTAGATGTCCAGAAAGGACTGATGGACCAGCCCGCCGCAGGCGAGGCGCACCATGACGGTCGGCTCCCCGATGGCCTCGACGATGTCGCGCTCAATCTGGTGCAGGCGGTTGGCGATGGCTTCGATCACGTCGGGGTCGTCGCCCGCGTCGCCATCGCGGCGGTCGAGCAGCGCCGCCACCCTCTCGGCCACGTCGAACGCGGCGCTAATGGCCCGGTCGGCCTTCTCTGTCGTGTAGTGCATCTGTCGTCCCCTCCCTCGTCGGCGTCACGCGCTGGCGATCTCGCGCACCAGCCGAGCGCCGGCGGGCGTCGCGGTCAGTTCGACCAAGCGGC